CAATCAAGTCAAGGTTTAGAGATGAGTTCTCCTATGCTTTTTTCTCTGAAGGAGAGAAGATGAGAATTGATTTAGCATTACTCTTTACATGGAGAGAGATTGCTAAACTAAAGAATTCAGTTAATACAAATATTCTTATCCTTGACGAGATATTTGATAGTTCTTTGGATTCTAATGGTACACAGGACTTTATGAAAATACTATACAATATCACTGATGGTAATAATGTGTTTGTTATCTCACATAAAGGTGATCAGATTGTCGATAAGTTTGACAATGTGATAGAGTTTAAAAAGTACAAGAATTTTTCTAAACCCAAACAGTACGATGGCACAACTTCCGAACTGGCAACATCACTCTAAGAAGCAGCAGAAACGTACCTTGAAGCCACAAGCATTACGTGCTGCCAAGAAAAGACGTGGACAGTTATTAAACCGTCTACTCAACCGTCCCAAGGGACGGTTTTCTTATTATAATGGTAATATATTAATCGAACAGTCATGAAAAACTTTGAAGTAAAAGACAATCTTGCTAAACTACTAGCAACAGAAAACCTCATAGTTGAGCACAGACAAGTATCTACTGCATTCTTTAATGTAGAAACTAGAGTACTATGTTTACCTATGTGGGATGCATCTGATAATGTTTATGATATGCTTGTAGGTCATGAGGTTGGTCATGCATTATATACACCAGTAGAAGAATGGAAGAAAGATAAGTATAAAGATATTCCTCCTTCATTCGTAAACGTAATAGAAGATGCACGTATTGAGAAGTTAATGAAAAGAAGATATGGTGGTTTGTCAAAGAGTTTCTATAGAGGATACAAAGAATTACATGTAAAAGATTTCTTTGAAATAGATGGTAAAGATTTTACTGAGTTTGCTTTCATTGATCGTATTAATCTATACTTCAAGTTAGGTGCATTTGAAGTTATTCCTTTCCAACCAAGAGAATTACCTATAGTTGAAGAATGTAAGAATCTAGAAACTTTTGAAGAAGTTTTAGATCTATGTCTTCGTTTATATGAGCATCTTAAGGATGTTGAAGAAGAAGTAAACATGCAGTTACCAGAGTTAGATAGTCATCCAGATAAGGATAATACTAATGAAACATCTGATCCAGTGTATGTTGAGAATGATAAGGATGGAACTGATGATAACAATCCATTAGAAGATTTATCTACAGGTAAGGGTGATAAGAAAGAAGAAAGAACATTTGATGACGAACAAACACCTGATCAAGAAATAATAAATCCTGATCAACCATGGGATAAAATGGGTAATGAAGGTGGTGTTGAAGCAGATGTAAAAGATGAGTTTATGTCTGAGACACAAGAATCATTTGATTATAATCAGAGACAGTTAGTTGATGAAGGAGCAAAAGAAACAGTATACTTAGATTTTCCAAAATTAAAAATGGATAAAATACTTGTTGACCATGTACAAATAAATGAGCATCTTAAAAAATGGTGGAGAGAAACTGCTGATGAAGAATTTAGATTTCACTACTCAGCATTAGGCACTGATGAAAAGTTAACTTATGCTAAGTTCGGTGGACAATTACAAGAAAAGTATCTAAAATATAAAAAAGAATCTAGTAAGGGAGTTAATTATCTTGTTAAAGAATTTGAATGCAGAAAATCTGCAGATGCTTACTCTCGTGCTGCTACTGCTAGGACTGGAGTACTCGATACAAAGAAACTCCATACTTACAAATTCAATGAGGATCTTTTCAAGAAGATAACTGTTCTACCTGAGGGTAAGAATCATGGACTAATCTTTATATTAGATTGGTCTGGTTCAATGCACTTTGTTATAAACGACACAGTAAAACAATTATTAAATCTACTTTGGTTCTGTAAGAAAGTTAATATACCATTTGAAGTATATGGATTCACAAATGATTCAGCACCTGAGTGGAGAAATAGATCAACTAGTGGTAGACATGAAATAGATGAAATTCAAGAGATGAAAGAGAATGAAATATATTGTCATCCTACGTTCCGTCTTCTAAACTTTATATCTTCTGATAGTGGTAAAGATTTTGAAGAACAGTGCTTAAACCTATTCAAGTTATCTTACTCACTACAAGAAAGATATTCTGACTATGTTCCTTATGGATTTAATCTATCAGGTACTCCATTAAATGAAACTATAGTTGCTTTACGTGACCTAATACCTGACTTCTTTAAGAAGCATCAAGTATCTAAGTTAAACACAGTTTTCTTAACTGATGGTGATTCAATGTGCATCTCACGTGTTAATAAAGTACCATCATATTATGATCCAAATGAAATGCAATTTGGTAGAGTTAGTTTACATAATCGTTGTCAGATACGTGACAGAAAAATTGGTAGAGTGTATCATGCTTGTAATGAGTGGAACTGGAAGAATAGTATAACACAAGTATTGCTACAAAATCTTCAAGATAATTTTCCAAATGTTAATATAATAGGAATTCGTTTATTACAATCTGGTGAGGTAAGTAGATTCCATTACCAGTACAATGAAGAAGCATATACAGATAAAGATAGAAAGTCATGGAGTAAAACAAAGTCAGCAATATTAAGACCAACAGGTTATGATGTTCTTTATGGTATTGCCTCAAATAAATTAAATGAAAATGATGAGTTTGAAGTAAAAGAAAATGCTACTAAAGCACAGATAAGATCTGCCTTTAAGAAGAACCTTAAAGTAAAAGGTACTAACAAGAAAGTACTATCATCCTTCGTGGACATGATAGCATAGTGTACCAGTTGAATTACTGTCACACTCATGGTAGTTATTACCACATTTATACCTTATAATGAACTCATAGTTAAGAAAAAAACAATGCCTTTCCAACCAACCTTTTCCAACTCTGACTTGATCTCTTATTTCAAAGAGAACTTTGGTACCGAAATCGGTAGCACACAAATTCAAGAAGCAGCAACTCACTTTAACGTTCAAGTTCAAAGCATCTCAAAAAGAATTAAAAAGATGCCTGAGTTTAGAAAGTTAACTAGAGGAAACTGGACACTAACAGTTGCTCAAGCAAAAGCACGTCTTGAGAAACAAGTAGTTAAAGAAGCAAGAGATTTGATACCTCCAGTATCAGATTCTTATGTACCATTTGGTAACTTCAAAGATATCAAAAAGATTATTCAATCTGGTATCTTCTATCCTACATTCATTACAGGATTATCAGGTAATGGTAAGACCTTCTCAGTAGAGCAAGCATGTGCTACACTAAAGAGAGAACTTATCAGAGTAAACATTACTATTGAAACAGATGAAGACGATCTTATTGGCGGTTTCCGTCTTGTTAATGGTGCCACAGTATGGCATAACGGACCCGTTATCGAAGCACTCGAACGAGGTGCAGTATTGCTCCTTGACGAAATCGACCTTGCCTCTAACAAGATCCTCTGCCTTCAGTCAATCCTTGAGGGAAATGGTGTTTTCCTTAAAAAGATTGGAAAATTCGTTAGACCCAAATCAGGATTCAACGTCATTGCAACCGCAAATACTAAGGGTAAGGGTTCAGACGATGGAAGATTCATTGGAACTAACGTGCTCAACGAAGCATTCCTTGAACGATTCCCAGTTACCTTCGAGCAAGAGTACCCAACCGTTGCAATCGAAACCAAAATCCTCAAGCAATCAGGACTCGATGACGACACCTTCTGCAAACGATTAGTTGATTGGGCAGACATCATTCGTAAGACATTTAACGATGGTGGTATTGATGAGTTAATCTCTACACGTCGTTTGGTTCACATAGTCAATGCATACAAAATCTTTGGTAGCAAAGAGAAAGCAATCGAGGTATGTGTAAATCGTTTCGATGATGAGACAAAGCAATCATTCATGGAACTCTATGATAAGGTTGATGCTGATGTAAACTTTGGTGATGATGATCTATCAGACCAAGAACTACTTGATAAAATAAATTCATGACAATCTGGAAAAACTACATTGCTGCTCTTGAAGAGACATTCCCTGACCTAAAGATTGGGGAACAATGGGCAGAGTGGGAAGCAAAAGATGCCCACCTCATTGCTAACCTTCGTTATAGTAAAAACTTTATTAAAGCAAGGGAAGCACATATAACAGATCCTAGATCTGATATCTACAACACTATACTGTATCCTAAAACAGGTGCAGACCTTCCTTGTTTTGGAATGGATCTAATGAAGTTTAGTGAGAAGAAAGTTATCTTAGTATTTGACTTCCAACATCCAAGAGAGAAGTATCTATTCTCAGTTGATGGTCTTCCAAAAGATGATGGTAAGTATAGGTTCTTTGAGATGGGTAATCATTTCTCAGAAAACATATTCGTAAGGTATTGTAAACCTGATGAGGTTGATCAACATCTACCAATGTTCAAACAATACTTGACAGAATATAAAAAGATGGTAGAATTAAATGATCCACAAGGAGAAGATACATCAGTATATGCTGACTTTGACAAATACATGACTGAACTTGATCCTGTTAGAGGTTATTTAAAAGGCAAGTTTGGAGAGGAAAAGTCAGAATCCTTTGTAAATGATTTTCTATTCACTTATGGTTAATGCATGGAGTTTAGCGTATGACGTTCTTAATGGAACACTTGATGAGGAGTATCCTATAGTGAAACACAATCATCAATTTAAATATCATGAGGAAGAGATCCTCAAAGACGTAGAAGAATACATTGCTTCTACTTACAATGGACATTACACAGGAACTCAACATGAGTTTCGTAAAGTTCAAACTATAGACCTCATGGCATCTAGAGATCTTGCACCACACTTCTGCCAAGCAAACATATTAAAATATGGTAGTAGGTATGGAAGTAAGAATGGTAAAGATCAAAAGGACTTGCTAAAAGTCATTCACTATGCTATGCTACTATTACACTTTGACGACCACTATGGAAAACCTTCCATGACTAGTGGAAATATTGATCACACAATGCCTTAATTATGCAACTATCTGAAGAAACAAAAGAAATTCTAAAAAACTTTCAATCAGTAAACAACTCAATTTATTTTAAAGGTGGTAGTACAATCAGTACTATCTCTGTGACTAACAACATCTTTGCTAAGGCAGAGATCAATGAAGATTTTCCTATCCCATTTGCCATATATGATCTAGGGCAATTCTTAGGTGGAGTTTCTTTATTCAATAATCCTTCTATCAATTTTGATAACCAGTCATATATGACTATCAAGAATGGTAGATCTAAGGTTAAGTATTTCTTTGCTGATCCTGATGTAATTGCTAAACCACCAGAGAAAGATATACAACTACCAGATCATCAATTTAGTTTTCAAT